GAAACGTCCGTTGTTGACCCAGGACACTAGCAATCGGTATGGGCTGGTTACCTCACATTTGGTTAAGTTGCGAGGCACCTGCCAGCACGGCCAGCCGGTCACCGAACCGATGCCAACGATCACAGCTGGCGGTATGCATGTAGGGGAGGTCCGAGCTTTCTTGCTCAAATATTACGGTAGTACCGATAACGGCCAGCAGCTCGACGAACCGCTCCATACGATCACTACAAAGGATCGATTTGGTCTAGTTACCATCGAGGGAGTTGACTATCAGATCGTTGATATCGGTATGCGGATGCTTGAGCCTCATGAGCTGTTTGCGGCGCAGGGATTTCCGCCGAACTACATCATCGACGTAGATGCGGATGGTGTTCGGTATCCGAAGAGCGCCCAGGTCGCCCGTTGCAGAAATGCTGTGCCGCCGCCATTCGCGGAGGCGCTGGTCCGGGCGAATCTTCCGGAGCTTTGTACGGGATCGGGGCGGCAACTTACATTTGAGCGGTATAAGCCGGCTGCGGGACAGTTGGAATTTTCCTTGTAAGAAAACTGGCACGCCGGGCAAGCCAATTCAGATGACACAGTTCTAAAAAGGAGAGGAATATGACTACCAACAAACCACTAACACTACGTCAGTCTGAGGCGCTGCAGTTCATTGAATCATTCGTGGCAAGCAACGGCTATCCTCCAACTGTGCGAGAGATCGGAGAAAACCTAGGGCTGCTTTCTTCATCGACTGCCTTTAACTTGTTGGAGCAACTGGTTAAGAAGGGTTACGTCTCGAAGGGGCCAGGGCCGCGGATGCTGCGAGTTATTAAGCCAAATGAAGGGGAAGTGAATATCGATGGGAGATCAGAACAAAGGATTATATAACAAATACCGGGTCATTAACAGGGAAACCGGACAGGAAGCAGAGGGCGAATACTTTGTGCTTAAGCCGGTGAAGGACCCGGCGGCGCGGGCTGCACTCGAAGCTTACGCTGAAGCAACTAATAATGAAAATCTAAGGGTAGATTTGTTTGCCTGGCTTGAAACAATGCCTGAATTCAGAGAATGTGACTGGTGCGGTGAGCCGGCTACGGAGTTGTGCCGTAATTGCTGGGAACATGATCGGGATGTTTATAAAGGCAGTTATGGAGAGGACATTGGGGAGTTCAAGCCGATTGGAGGGAGTCAGGTATGAAAGCCATAACTATCCATCAACCCTGGGCATCACTTATTGCAGTAGGTGCAAAGCGGTTCGAGACACGCGGATGGAAAACGAGTTATCGGGGACCAATAGCAATCCATGCGGGTAAACAGAAGAATTTTGACACATGCATGCGATTAGCAAGAGACTATGCAAATTTATGGCGCGAGATCACACCACTCCAATTCGGGAGCATTATAGCAATAGCTGATTTAGTTGAATGCTGGCGCGTCTCAGATTGGTTGTTAGATCATGACACACAGATCGCTTATTTGCATTCTCAGGATCAAGATTATCTGATTTCTCCCATGGAGCATATGTTCGGGGATTACACACCAGGGCGCTATGCGTGGCAGTTGGATAACGTCAGGTTGATTGACCCGGTCTCGATCAAGGGGCAGCAAGGGCTTTGGAATTGGGAGGGGCATATATGAGTGAACGGCTTACGGATAAACAGGTGGAGGAGATACGCGAGCTCATCCACGAATGGAGGCCGTTTGTGAACGAACTTCGTGATCCTCTTGAACAAACGTTGCTCTCTGAACAGGCAGGATGGGCAGAGGTTGATCGATTAACCAGGCTTGTTGCCTCCCTGCAGGAACAACTCAGCCAGGCTAACGCATGCGCAGCTCACTGGGCATGCCTGTATCATGCTGAGGAAACGAGGTTCCAGCGGCAAAATACAGAGATTGAACAGCTAAGATCTGATCGAGCACAACTGATTATGAACTTAGAAAGTCGTATAGACGATCAACTACGCTGGGGAACGCCGGTCGGCATAGAAATAGCACGTGAGCTTAGAGCGATCGTGAATGAAATCAAGGAAGGTGATTCGCATGCTGGACAAGGGGCTTAAACGGGAAGTTTGGACGCCGGAGAAGGTTTCTGAACACATCCGCCGGATCGGGGCGGAAAAGCCTCCTACTCCACGGAACCAGTACGCCTCGCAAATCACAGCTCCACGGCAGGGCCGGTGGGGCAAATATCTAAAATGGTAATGCAAAGACCCCCAATCCTTGGCGGGCGCGGGAGTCTTTAATCGCAAGCCATTCCTCTTGACATTATATCACAAAGGGGAATGAGGGGAATGGCGATGGTCTGGGAACAAGAAGAACTCTTTCCAACGGCTAGTGAGCAGGAGATCCAGCGGACAAAATTCCTGCTCGGAAAATATACAGAGATGGTTTCATTAATGAGGGACTTTGAAGAGAACGAGCCTGAATTGAGCCAGGTCGCCGTAGATGGGGAAGCGGCGCGACGGATCGATCAGGAGGATCTGCATGCGGACAAGACGGCGAATGCAACCATTTTGATTGAAAAGCAACGTTGGGTGTACCAACGGTACCGGTTCTATACGCAGCAGATCCGTCGTGCATGGGGGCTGATTCAGGACCCGGAAGCTAAGCAGGCGGTTGATTACCGATACCTGCAGGGCTACTCGCCCAAAGAGACTCTTCTTTTCTTTCGTCACAGCATGAGCGACAGCACGGTTCGCCGGCGGATTGAGGAGGGGGAAGTTAGTATCGCGAATACGCTTAAGCTCATGGGATTTTTCGAGCTTGATAATGACAAGTTCGATGGGGGTGGCAAGGGTGAATAGTCCGGGTGTTTTTAAAAATCCCTGTCCAATATGCAAGAAAAGGGAAGCCACGCTATTGTGTGATTATGTTACTGAATATCATAGTCGGTCGGTCATACTCGTAAACGGATCATATGAAGCTTTTCTAGCGGCAAATGCCGGGCCGAGATTAGATACTTGCGATCTACCTATGTGCGATCAATGTGCAGAACATATAACTGACGGAGTGGACTTTTGCCCGCATCATTACAAGTTGCACCAGCAGGTACAATTACCAGAGAAGTTAAGAAAGTACCAGGTGAGGCAAAAACAAAAGCTAAGAACAGAGATGCAGTAAAGACACAAAGAGCGCAGGAAGGGAGGATTACTTAATGGAATCTGAAAAATGCCCGCAATGCGGAAATGAGAACCTGAAGGTCTATGAGCAAATAGCAGTTGGAAGAATCAGGTCTGTTAAAACTGGCAGGGTGCTGAAGAATGAAGGGCTCCTGGAAATTACTTGTTGGAATTACTTCTGTAAATGCGGCTGGAAGGGTGAGATTTTAACACCTTAATGCGCAGTCCGAAAAAAGAGCGACAAACGAAATTTTGACAACAAACTGACCACAACATGAACTAAAGCTGAGCATCATTTGAGCTAATATCAGTGGTAAGATTAAAACGTGGAAAACAGGCGAGAATGACACGCACGGCCGCATGAATGCGGCGTTAATAACCGGGGCGTAACTCTTCTCGCCGAACACACACCCATCAGTGTCCCTGAATCGCAATATATTGTGTGCAAACTTTCTATTGCGAGGGGAGGGGGTTGGGCCTCTTTAATAAGAGGCCTATTTATTTTTCATCACATTTTTGCAGGAATTTATCCCCAATTGTCGAAAGTTGATGAGCATTATAATCAATGGGGGCATTAAATGATGGCAAGAAGAAAGAGTAAGGCGAAGCAGCAAGAGGAATTTATTCAAGCAATCTTTGGACTGTTGATGTTTGTTTCAATTTTCGGAACATTTGGGTTAACTAAATCACTTCAAGCGACTCTTATCGTTACCGTGTTTTCCGTGGTCGTGTTTATTTCTGTATTGATATTGATTGGGTTAAAGCGAAGGGAGCGCTTGAAACGATCCGGAATAGCCGATATTGACAAGATGCATGGAATCCAATTTGAAAAGTACTTAGGCTATCTTTTTAAAGCGCAGGGCTATAAAACTCAGGTAACCAAAGCCTCTGGTGATTATGGTGCTGATCTGATACTCCAGAAGGATGGTAGGAAGATCGTTGTACAGGCAAAACGTTACAGTAAAAATGTTGGAATCAAAGCAGTTCAGGAAGCACAAGCCGCGATCGCGCATTATGGGGCATCGGAAGCTTGGGTGGTTACAAACAGAGACTTTACTGAAGCTGCATACAATCTAGCCAAATCTAATCGAGTTCGTTTGATCAATCGTGAAATACTGATTGAGATGATATTGAAAATGAACCCCGGGAGCGCTCCTAAGCCAAAAGCAGTGATTGCAGCGTATCCTGTTGATGAAACAACCTGCCCAAGATGTGGCAACAAACTGGTATTGCGGGATGGTTCAAAAGGTAAGTTTTACGGATGTAGCAGTTATCCAAAATGTCGATACATGAAGAAGGCTAATGCAGGATAAATACGATTGGACGCCCGCGCGCGAACGCTGTATTAACCGATCTCAATGCTCGAAAAAATAATCCAAAAACTAATCGAAAGTCGCTCATTTTGGGCGGCTTTTTTTGTATGAAAGGAGTGGTTGTCCGTGAAAATCATTAAATGGTTGGTTCGGGTGACGTACAAGCGGAACGAAACGCCGCGGAACAGAGAGGAAAGACGACATGGCCGGGAAAGTTAATCGGGCTCAGCGACTTCGACCAGATCCAAAACAGCCCGAAAAGTGCAAGAGATGCATTTGGGGGCGTTGGGAGGGGACGAAGCAGTTTTGTTCAAAGATGCGATGCATTAAGCAGGGAAATCCTTCCTGATGTCGAAGTGGGTAGATTAAGGGAGGGATAGGGTTTTGATAGAGTTTTTTGATAGCATAGATGCCAACGCATGGATACAAACATTTGGCGGGATCGTTGGTGCTTTACTTGCAGGTGGTATCGCGATACTTATTTTTCGGAACCAAGTAAGGTTTGAAACAAAAAGAGAACGAATAAGAGAATTGGAAAATTTTCTAAAAAGCAACTTCATAATAAACAGTTGGTTGAAATCTGCCTCGGAATCAACTATAGAGATAACCAGAGCAATCGAGGATCGGGAACTCGTTAATGAAAAAAGAAAAATAATTCTTAATAATGAAATAAACGCTCTGAAGTATTGTACCGGGATTCTCGATAAACTAAAAGATGACTATATACCAATGGAAGTCTACAAGGAGTTTATTGAGGTGAAAACAACCTTGGATCTGATTGCATCTGAAGCCAATATACAATTGGGAATTTATCATGGGAACTATTCGTTAAAACACCATCCAGATTTCAAGGCACTATCTCAAAAAGTTGTTGACTACGCTGATTTATTTAAGAAGTTTGGGATGGAAAGGGAAATTGAGTTGAAAACATTGAAGAAGAAATAAATCGAATGAGGCACTTTATCTTTATCACTATGACGAAATAAGAGCCAACTTCAGACGTTTGGGTTTCGAACGTCCTAACTGGCAGAAGTACATAGATGGGCAGAATGGGGGCGCCGCGTTGCTGTACGGCTCTATTACTGTTAGCCCGTAGGCAAAACCAACTCAAGGAGGTAAGCCGATTTTTTTGTCGGAGTATTTGTTATTGACGAAAGGGAGGCTAGTGCAGTGAGTAATGAACAAAGGGCCCTTGAAGCTGTGATAAATTTTTTAAATGATGATACTAGAAAATTCCTTTTGGTAAGAGGTTATGACAATGATGCAAAACTAAGGGTGGTTTTGTCTTGTTTGAATAAAATGTTTGACAAAGGAATTATCAGAACGTCATCTATGTCAGATATATCAGACTTTATTAACCGAGCTTTTAAAAAGCGTCTTTTACCAACTACCGTTAAGTCTACAACAACGTACAACCTTGGAAAAATGACTGTGAATATAAACAGTTATGTTACTTCTACCAGATTTAATCCCAAAGGAAACGATAATTGTTTTACTGTGTTTTTTCCAGTTCAAACAGTATTGGATGACTCTAAACGGTATAAGAATTTTCTAAAAGAACTTAAGAACACTGATTCAAGAAAAGTCATACTGATTACTACGAATGAGTGGAGCATCAAAGAGTGGGATATAGAGAAGAACGTTGATGAAGTGTTTTTTTACAGCGTAGAAGAAGATAATCCACAACTCATGAGGAATTTAAGAATTAATGGAGCAATTTAAATTAAAGCACCCTGGGGTGCTTTTTCTTTTGTCATTTTCATAAGTGAGGTGGTGGTTATGAATTTCGTTCAGCCGATTCGAGATCCACAGATGGTTGAGGCGATTAGGCAGTACTTCAAGGTTCGGAACTTCCGGAATTACATCTTCTTCTCGCTCGGCGTTTACAGCGGCTTGCGGGTTTCAGACTTACTCAATTTGAAGGTAGGCCAGGTTCGCGGCAGCCACATCGACATCGTCGAAGCCAAAACGAAAAAAAGGAAACGGTTTATCATCCACCCGAACATCCGTGCGGATCTGGATTACTTTATCCGTGACATGGAGGATCATGAATATTTATTCCAGTCTAGGCAGCGGAAGAAGCATACCGGGTTTTCAGGGAGGCCTATTGATCGATCGACGGCTTACAAGATGCTCCAGGAGGCTGCAAAGCATTTCGGTCTGGCCGATATCGGAACTCACACTATGCGGAAAACATGGGGCTACCATCTGTACATGGCAGACCCTCGCAATCTGGCGTTACTAATGAAAATGTTCAACCACACGTCAGAAACCGTTACGTTGATGTATTTGGGGCTGACTCAGGACCTTATGGACAGCGCAATTCGCCGTTTGAGATACGCATAATTGATTGAGTGTCGCACTCAGATGGGCGATTGATAAAGAAAGCTTAAAAATACTACAAAAACGATGGTTTTATGAGTGCAACAGAATATAGGTTATGGGTTAGTGTATTTACATTTATTAGTGAAAACCAATAATGAGATTTTTCGGTTTCAGCGTGATTTTCAATGGTAACGCTCCGTTACCAAATGCATCGGAGCGTTCTTTCAAACTCAAATATCGGAGGTGGGGTGAATGTAGTGGCACGAGAACGCAGCACGAATCGAAAAAAAGCCCTGCAATTATGGCTGAAATCCGGCAGGCAGATGAAGCTTGTCGATATTGCCTCTGAACTCGGCGTGTCCGATGTCTTGGTCCGTAAATGGAAGTTCCAGGACAAGTGGGACGAGATCCCCGCGAAGCGCCCGCGCGGCGCTCCAAAAGGAAACCAGAACGCCAAGGGGAACAAAGGCGGCGGCGCGCCGCCTGGTAACACCAACGCCATGAAGCATGGACTGTACCGCAAACTGCTTCCAGACGAGCTGCAGGATCTCATGAAAGAGGTGGAGAACCTCGACCCGCTGGATATGCTCTGGCACGGTGTGGAACTGGCCTATGCAAAGATGCTGTGGGCGCAGCGGATTATGTTTGTGCAAAGCAAGGATGATTTGACAAAAGTGCTTAAGCGCGAGAAGTTCATGCCAGGTAAATTCGGTGATGGCACAGAAGAGGAGTATGAGTTGCAGTTCGCCTGGGACAAAGAGGCGAGCCAGCTGAAAGCATTCGCCACTATCAACAAAGAGTTGCGCTCAGCTATCAAGCAATTCCTTTCTGCAGCCCCCGAAAACGACGAGCGCCGGGCGAAGCTGGAGCTTATGCAGGCTCAAATTGAGAAAGTACGGACAGAAACAAAGGCAGCAGGCAAAGATCATGACAAAACACCACTTCAAATCGTCGTCGATTATGGTGATGGGGAAGAGGATGATGCGACATGAGTGCTGCTGTAAAAGTCCAGTTTAATGCCCATTTCAAAGAGGTCAATCGATCCAAGCGGCGTTACCGCGCCCTACGCGGCAGCGCGGGCTCCGGGAAATCGGTCAACATCGCCCAGGACTACATCCTTAAGCTCGGCGATCCGAAGTATGCCGGCGCAAACCTCCTTTGCGTGCGTAAAGTCAACGAGACAAACCGGAACAGTACCTTTGCAGAGCTCACCGGTGCGATTAACCGCATATACGGGGAACGGACCGATGAATACTGGGAGATTCTGCGATCACCGCTAACGATCCGCAGCAAGGTAACAGGAAACGAGGTTATATTCCGCGGGATGAATGATGTAAGGGACCGTGAGAAGGTTAAGTCCATTAACTTCGCTCACGGAAAGCTGGTCTGGATATGGGTAGAGGAAGCGACAGAGTTGCAGGAGTCGGACGTTGATATTCTTGACGACCGGCTGCGCGGTATTCTGGATAATCCGAACCTTTACTATCAGATCACATTCACCTTCAACCCGGTCTCGGCCCAGCATTGGATCAAGCGGAAATATTTTGACCGAGAGAGCCCTGACGTGCTGACTCATCATTCCACATACCGAACCAACCGTTTCATTGACCCGGCTTATTTCCGTCGGATGGAGCGGCGTAAGATCGAAGATCCGGAAGGATATAAGGTCTATGGTGAGGGGGAATGGGGCGAGACTGGCGGGCTTATCCTTACGAATTACGTTATTCATGACTTTGATACGTCCTTCGAGATGTTCGACAGCATGCATCATGGACAGGACTTTGGTTTCAACCACGCAAATGCAATTCTCACCGTCGGTGTCAAAGATGGTGAGTTTTTTATTTGTGACGAAATTTATGTTCATGAGATGTCGACGGATCATATCATTGAGATCGCTGACCGGAAGGGCTTGAGCAAATACCTCACGATGTATTGCGACTCAGCTGAACCTGACCGCATCCAGATGTGGCAGAATGCTGGCTACCATGCGGTGCCCGTCGTGAAAGAGCCGGGCAGCGTGCAGGCGCAGATCGACTACTTGAAGCAGCGGAAGATCCATATCCATCCGGACTGCGTCAACACGATCAAGGAGATCCAGCAGTGGTCGTGGCGAAAGGACAAGAAGACGGGACTTTACCTGGACGAGCCGGTCGCCTATATGGACGATGCTATGGCAGCGCTACGATATGCAGCTGAGCCGCTGCGCCGGCCGGAGATGCAATACACGAATATACGGCCGACTGGCTGGTAAGAAAGAAGGTGCTTAAACTGACGATCGTTTATTCAAAAAAGAAGTTCCCACCGCCGCCGTTTGACCAAGAGGTCGAAGCGATGCAGTATTATCGGCTGCTGTACGACGGCGAACACGCTGAGATCTTCCCACGGGCCAGACAGGTCGCGCAGCAGAAACGGGTGATTCCCCGGAGAGTCGGCATCCGATCCTGGCGTCGGGCGGAGACGGTACTTAGTGCCGACAATCAATATATCGTGGCCAACTTCAGCAGCCTAATTGCCGAGGTTCCAGCGGATCTGCTGAACCGTGCACTTGGAAACATCTCGGCTGACACAGAGACGGGGCCGGAGCTCGAATTTGTCGCCGGTGTCGTCGAGGTTAGCAAGCCCAATGAGAAGATTTGGGCCGCGGTGACGCAGCATCAGGTAGACGGACGAATCGCATACCGAGCGCGCCGTGACTCCGCCGGAACTGTTTGGTTTGAATGGGTGCTTGGGGATATGTATTTCCCGCATACCGACGGCCGGGGCGCCGACATTGCTTGGATAGAGGAATGGGGCGAGGAAGCGAATAAGCAGCGGTTCCTTCGGGTGGAACGGCAGCGGCTGGATGCGAATGGCCTTACCGTCAAGCAGTTAGCTTTCAGGATGGAGAAGGACACCGTGATGGATGAGATCAGCATCAAGGATTACGCCACAGCTCACGAGCTGGACATTCCGGGTGATGCCGAATTCCCCGGGGTGAAGGAGCTGCTCTGCGGCTATGTTGCCAACGATGATACGCTGGTCTATCCGCGGGGACGCTCCGCGCTGCGAAATATTGATGGCCTGCAGGAGGAGATCAACTGGACGATCACCCGCGACTCAGTCGTTTTTGAGCAACACGGGAAGCCGAAGCTTGCAATCCCCAGG